ACATCAGGTGTTCTATTTACCTGTGTAAGAAACCTTTTACCTTTCGCATAATTAAATACACGAAGTCCTTTACCTTCATTAACATCAGACCAACACAATCTTTTATGAGAGCAATAAACACAACCAATAGCAAGCTTCCTATTGCCACTGCTCCCATCAGGAACATCAGAGTAGCATCTATCAGGTGGTCTATTTTCATCCAAAGTTTGTTTAAGATATTTAACCCTATCTTTAGCATTTATCATCTCCACAGAATGTACTTTTGTTAAACATATATCTCCATTTTGTTTATCTATTGCTAGAAAAGCTGCTTCATTTACACCATTACCTTCTGCATAAGCAGATATTTGAGGTATATAACCAAAGGGGTCATCAACAGATAATGTATTATTTTTAAATTTAAGAAAACTTTTACCAGATGCACTCTTACAATCAACAAGAACTCCATCTATAAAACAATCTTGATGTCCTTTTACTCCTTCTATTTCTACTTCTTTTTGTTGAGCACTAACTGTATGCCCTGCTAATTTTGTAAATAATATTAAGACTTCTTCTAATAAGTGTCCATAGAAAAATTTTATTCTTAGTGAAGGATTTAATTTTTTATCTTCGTGTTCTGTATGTTTATCATACCATAGTTGCCTAGCAGGTTTACCTATAGCTGATAACCTTAAATTTCTTTTAGGTGTATGTTTTTCATCTAATAATATCTTTATAGTATTAGCTACACCATCTGTAAAATCTTTTAGATGTTTATCTAAATCTTTTATATTATTTTTTTTATCTAAATCAAATAGAGAATATATATCTTCTACTAAAGTATCTATATTTTTTTTCATAAAATAAATATGGGGATACCTTATGATACCCCCATAGTCCTTTCTTTAATTAAGAAGCAAAAGATACTTCAGCATCTTCCTTTGCTACAAATCCATCTGGTACAACATCAAACGCATCTTCCATATCATTTTGATAAGGAATAAGATTTGTAACTTGCACTGCACGTAAGTCTGCATTAGTTCCAGACCTACCTTTGTACTCCCAAGTGTATGTAGAATACAACACACTTACTTCAGAGCCATTACCAATTAAGGTATCTTTCATAGCTCTCTTTTGAGAATCCATTAGAGTTGGAGCTTTGTTATAATCTCCATTCTTTCTCCTAACATTTCTCTTTATGCTGACAAAGTCTCCTCTGTCATCATTCTTATTCTTGATTGTAAGACCATCAGCTTCAGCAATCTTCTTGTTCTTCTCATCTAAGCTAACGTCTATACTCCAAGTACCATCACTATCAAATGTAGTGTTTGGATTTATTAATGAAGCCCAATAGGCTTTTCCCTGTATTACGGACATTTATTTGTCTCCTTTCATAGTTAAAAATATAATTATAGCAAAACATATACAATATGTCAAGCACTTTCTTTAAAAGCTTTTATTACATCAGAAGAAAAAAGCTTTTGTATATTTAACAAATACATACGAGATGCATTGTTATCTCCCCCTGATACTGATTTTTTATTATCTAAGTTTTTAATTATCTTTCTTAGACTATCTGTTTTAAAAACCAAAGTAGCAAAAGTTTCTTCACCGATACAAAGATTGTGAAACCAATAGTCAGATGTGGTAGCATCAATACCACTAGGTTTACCATAACATTGATACTCTATTGCAATATTACCTGTTCGCTGCCACATATCTCTTTCAGATTTCACTTCAATCTTTTTGTCTTGTAACATAGATGCTACATTCTTCTCTCTTACTTTTCCGTATTGTAAATCTATATCAAACTTTTTACGATTTTCAATACTTGGTTCTAATGAGTTTCTGCCCATGTTTTTCCCACCTTATGTTCGTTATCTAATGGACAACGCATTTGTAATTGTTTCTCAGTATCTTTCATAGCATACTTAGTTATCTTACAAAATGCCTGCACATCTTTGTTTACAACCTCAAACTGATATTCATCATGAACACTAGCAACTAACTTTACATCTAAGTTAGAAGACGTAGTTCTTTTCATAATGTTTACCAACCACAACTTACACACAACTGCTCCTGCACCTTGTATTAAAGTATTAAGAGCAGAGTGTGGACTACGTGTACGCAATAACCTACCATCTATGCCTTTTATAACACCATGTTTTTGAGCAGTATTAGTTACAATATCACGTACACGTTTAAGGGATGGCATACTTTTTAAGAATCTATCTATCAACACCTTTCCCTCTTTTGAACCTCCTCCTACTATCTGACCTATCTTTGCAGGACCTGCACCATACATAAATGCATAGATAAAAGTCTTTGCTTGGTCTCTATCTGTAAGACCTGCCATATTCATGTTATGAGTATGTATATCTCCAGTTAGTAGGGTATCAGTAAACTGTTTATCATTCATTAAGTGAGCCAGACATCTAAGTTCTAATCCACTAGCATCTGTGCCCACTATGGAATGAGTATATATATTACCTACTGTCCAACACTCTCTACATTCTTTACCATAGGGAGACCGAACAGCAGGTATCTGAGCCATATTAGGACTATTGTGTGCCATTCTACCTGTTATAGTTTTCAGTGTCATTACTTTACCATGCACTCTACCAGTTTTATCGTTAAATGATTCAATCCATGACTTGATTTGTGCAACACGTTTTTGTAATAAAAAGAACCTTGAAAACTTTTTAGCTTCAGGTATATCAATAGTATCTAATACATCTTCATTTACAATTACACTACCTTTATCTGTAAACTTTTTAGGTTTCCAACCTATAGCCATAAGTCTGTTAGCTATCTGCTGTCTAGAACCTATATTAAAAGGTATGTATTTGGTCTTTGTTTTTAGTTCTACTTTCGTAGGTTCAAACCTTTCTATTGCCCACTTTTCTAACTGACTGGCTTCATCTGACAGTTGTCCAAGTAGCAACATTGCTTTCTTTATATCTAAAGCAAATCCATTTTTTTCTTGTTGGTCAAGTATAACTTTTACTTGATGTTCTAAATCAATAGATGACTTAGAAAAACCTCTACCTTCTTTTTTCAAATGCTCATATAACTTGTGAGTTATATCTACATCCTGTATACAATACTTTCTTAAATCTTCTGTATATTTTGAGAAGCTACCTATATCTCCTTTAGGAAAATTAAATCTATCTCCCCATGCTTTTAATCCATGACCACCTTCTCTCATAGGATTAAATAACTGTGATAATATTAATGTATCTAATACTTGTGATGGTCTAATAGTAGTGCCTAGTAATCTATTTAGAACAGGAGCATCAAAAGATAAACCATTATGCATTATAAATGTATCTACATTCTTAGACCAATTTTTAAAACCATACATAATACCTGGGTCCCAAGTAGTTATAACATTAGTATCTATATCTTTAGCAACGATACAATGTATTGTGCTAGGATTAAAACCATCTGTTTCTATATCAAGAACTACTTTCAAAATCTATCTCCTGTTGTTTATTATCTTCTTTATGACCCCAATAAACTAAATGAAAAGCATCACAATTAGGACAAGATAAGTTTGTAACGATAGTATGGTCTTCATTATCTTCACAATCATGGTCTCCACCCCATATTAATTCTGTTCCACAATTATAACACTTCATTAAAAAGGTACCTCTTCTTTATTTTCTACATTATACTCTGCTTCATAAGGATTGTCAACCTCTGTTAATCTACCTGTGTCTCTATTATAATACAAGTGTGTAGCTATACCTGTTTCTCCTGTGTATCTATTCTTTAGAATACGAATGGTTGTAGTATTAGCTTCATCTCCCTCTGCTTGTTGATTTCTTTCTAGACCTATTACACTATCTGATAAGTGTGCAATAGATGCAGAACCTCTAAGATGTGATAATGTTATCTCCTTACCATTTTCATGACCAGAATCACCTGCAGGTCTACGTAAATGTGATACAAGTAACATACCAATACCTGTCTGCTCTACAAGAGAACGTAGCTTTGTCATAAGCACATCAATAGACTTTCTCTCATCTCCCTCCTCTTGTCCAGAAACAAGAATAGATAAGTGGTCTATAAATATCCATTTACAATCTAATGCTTGTGCCATATATCTAACTCTAGCAAGTATCTCGTCATTACTGATAGAACCAAAATGGTCAAAGGCAAAGAACCTACCTGTTCCTATAGTATCTTCTTGCCATTTATCTAATTGGTCTTGAGTATAATTTTTTCTTACTTCTTTTATATATAGTCTAGCATTAGCTTCTACTGACATAATATTAAATGCAGTGTTCTTTACACTTTCTTCTAATGCTAATATACCTACGTTATCTTTTGTATTTCTGAACAAGTGATGCATAAGCTCTCTCATAATAGAAGACTTACCCATACCTGCACCACTTGTAAATGTTATTAGTTCTCCTGTTCTCATTCCATAAGTTTTATCATTCATCTTACTCCAAGGAAACAAACATGTTTCACAATACTCTTCCGTAAATAATGAAGAGCCTAGTTGTTGTAAGTTCATAATGCCTGCAGGAGTATAAGGTTGTGCTGACCACCAAGCTTGGTTGAAGGCTTGGCTTTTACCCATCTTAAGGTATTCATTGGCATCCTTATACTCCATAGACATTATTTTGCACTTGTTCGGAGAAAACAATTGAGCAACTTTGTTGGCAGCTTTTCTGCCTTGTTCATCCATATCGAAACATATAACTATATTCTCAAAGCTATCTAGGTATTCAAAAGCTGACTTGCAATCTCTCAAAGCACCACCTGCTCCTGTCTTAACAGATACAGATGCCCACTTGCTACCCATCAATTGATAGGCAGACATAGCATCTACTTCTCCCTCTGTTATAGTTACATATTTACCACCAGAACTAAAAAGGTTCTGTCCAAATAATATTGCATCTTGAATAGAACCTTCAGTCCACATCTGTTTGTTAGATGTATTTCTAATCTTATTAGCTACGTGACCACCATTTACATCATAGTATTTATAAATGTGTTTGGTAGTTACTGTACCATCTCTTGTAATCTTTGTACAAAACTTTTCTGCTGTGTCTTTACTTATCTTTCTTTCTACTATGTCTGCATACAAACCATCACTTGTCAAAGGTCTAGCTTCTACAACAGGCATAGGTGTTACATTATTCATATCTTCACCCTCTCCAAATCTAGTTTCACAAGAGAAACAATAACTGTATCCTTCTGCATGTTTGACATTGGCATCACTAGACCCACACTTAGGACAAGGACCTCTGTCTAACCATTTACTTGAATACATACTACCTCTCTAATTATAATCATTTAATTTATCTTTATATAATAATTCAGCAAAGTCAATTCTTTCTCCTAGCACAACATTAACATCTTGTTTAGCTAATCTCTTTGACTCTTTGTCATCATACCCTTCACTTTTATATTCTCTGTAATACTTTCTAAATAAAGTTTTACTTTCTTTATCCCATAAATTTTTAGTCAACGTTATCTCCTACAGATTAATAATATAAAAAATAAATCCTACTATTAATAGTACAGGAAAAATATGATTTGTCAATAAGTTTTTTTGTTCTGTTTTTTTAAACCACTTACCTGTAGCTTTTAATCTTCTTTCTCTATCTTTACTCATCTTTAATATGAGCAGCATCTGGATTTTCTACCCACCCTTTATATTTTTTATTTGTTTTTAATTCAAACAATTCATCATTTAATTGTTTAACTCTTACCATTAGATTTCTATTTTGTTCTTGTAAATCTCTAACATTTTTTCTTAGCATTTCTTCTATATTTGTTTTCATTTATAACCTCGTTAAAAAATACGCAAGTAAAATAATAAACATACCTACTATTAAACCAACGACAAAAGCATTTATTAGTGTAGGTTCTATCATTGAACACCCATTAATATCATATGGTCATCTAATAAAGGTCTAATCAATATATTATTTTTAATATATAAACTATATAAAAAATCTTCTGCTTCTATATCAGATTTAAAATATCTTACTTTACCATCTTCTTCATATACATCTGGTAATTCATCTATCTCTGGATTATATAAAGCTATTACATACATCATTTTTTACCTAAATATTTTTCTATAAAACATATATTGTATGCCCAAGATATATCTTTATTTTCTTCTTTCATTTTGTTATATATCTCATAATTAGTTAATACATAATTTTTATTTATATATTTATAATTAATAATACTATATTTATATTCTTTTGTCAACATACTATTATAACACAATTAGTGGTAATGTAAAACACAATAAATACCATACTATACATGCTAAAAATACTTTTATTAAATCTCTAGTTATATTTATCATAGTTAAGTTCTCCTCTGAACAAAATCGTATAACCTATTGT